GCCTGTTCCAGTTCTGTACGTAGTTCGTCTGAGCGTTGTTGTAGTGCTTCACGTTGTAACCTTAGTTCTTCGTATGTTAAGTCTCTTTTATACGGTAGAATTGCATCTCCGTAATATTTTTGGTTGTCCAGAATTGCTCCGTTTATCGGGTTAATACCGCGTACATGATTTTCAATAACAGTACGAGGGTCGTTATGCATATCTGGCATTGTTTTAGATGGGCTATAATTTTCTTCGCCCATACTTTTATGTTTTGTATAGTTAGTTCTGAATTTCGCCATTTGTTTCTTGTTTTTCCCACTCATCTGAGAGTAGTTTAATTAATATTATAATTTCCTTTAATATAAGGAAAATTGTTTTAATGTTTTTCGCTGTCATATTGTGCCGCCTTTTCTTTTTATATCTCTTTCTAATCTGTACTGGTGTAACTTGATTAAATCTTGTTTGTGTTGGTCATCTAAATTAGCATAATCAATATCAGGTTTAATTTGTGAATTAGCTGATGCTGTCCATAATGCCTTCTCTTCAGGGTCTGTAAACATTTTGTCCACGTAATATCGTGGTAGTTTTTTCTTATTACCTCCTGGTAATGTAAGCAGCTTTGTACCATTTATTCTAAGATAGTCTATTATCGCCTCGTTGTTATAGCTTTTGCCTAATCCATTGCTCATTAGCTGGAATTGTGGTTCGCGTCCTCGCTCATCATATTCCCAGCTGTTGCGTCTTCTTAAGCCTTTTAAGGCATATTTTGTTGTATAGAAAATACTTGCTTCAGTTACTGTTCCTATGTGTATGTGACCGTATTTCCATGCTTTCTGTACGAATTTTTCGAACGGTCTTGGTAAGTTAAATACTATTGCGTGATAATGTGGTCTTTCTGTTTTGTCTCCATACTCACCGCATGCGTAATATTTTATTTTAGTTTTATTAGCGTGTTTCCTCAGCCTTTTCATAAAGTTCTGAAAGTCTTTCCTTAATAAACTATAACCACCATCCGTATAAGGGAGATTTTCGTCGTTATATGTTAAAGTAAGGAAACACGCAGTTTCTGCATTGTTTAATTCTTTGCCTAATCGGAAGCACCAGTCTATCTGCTTTTTCCGTAGACAGGGTACACATCTGCCACAACCTACAGTACGAGTTCGTGAGCCTGTTGGACTCTTTATGTCTCGTGTTAATGTCATGGGAGTTAGACACATCTAAGATAGTCTTATACCGCCTCTACTAAGCCGTGCGCTGTTTATTGCGCTGTTTCTTCGCTTTCCTTTTCGGACTCGTTTTTTAAATCCTCCTCTTCTTTTGTATCCCATTCTTTGCCGTTTTGTTTAATGTATCGCATTGTGTCGTTCACATTGCTTTTTAATTCTTCTAATTGACCTATAACGAAGGTCAAGTTTGCTATAGTAGCGTTTCTTACTTTTGACATAATAATTGTTTTTGTCAGGTTATTAAAGTGGTGGTTATATTCCCATTGGTGTACCGTAATATGGTACTTTTCTTTGTACGATAGTTTTATTGTAAACGTGTGCTATAATTTGTTCGTCATCGTTAATCGTAGTAAATATTCTGTTGCTTGGATTACACTCTATAAATGAATCGTTTAGCTGTGGACGTGTTGCAAATTTTCTGCCTAAATGCCAAAAATCTAAGCCGCCTTGGCTTTGATCTTTTTTAAGTAGTCCATGTACAGTGTTTTGTTCGTGTCGATATTCATCGTAGATAGGTAAGTATCCGAATGTTTGATCGTCTTGTGTACCACCGTCCGCATAGAGTTCTTTTTTTAATACTGGTTGTTCTCCGATATGTGCTAATAATGGTTGGAAGTAGTCGTAACGGTCTGTTTTGCTAAATTTGGCTGGTACGCCTTGGAAGTAAGCTGTGTCTGGTACTATATACATGAATGCGAATACCCAACCGTGTTCTTGTGCGTAATATGAAGATTTGCGACTGCCTGATGCTGTTAATGCGTGACCTCCCATTGTACCTAATGGTGATGCATCGTTACCACTTGTTGTACTTTGTGATTGTTGTAGTACTTCGCTGAATTGAATTGTTGAGACTGAGCCTCCGAATTCTTCTGGTCGTTGTAGACGTGCGTCTTGTGGTTTTACTCCGAAATGTGCTTGAATATGTTCTACATATCTATTACCTGTTCGTGCGTTGAGTTCTAACCACTTTTGTATTGCGAATGCTTCTCGCAGTTCGTTTACTGTTGCGTTGAATGATGCTTTTGGTACGTATAAATTTGATGAGTTGTCTATACTGGCACCTACTTTATTACCCGCTAAATCTACAGCTGTTAAATATCCGCCTGTTTCTGTTTGTAAACCTAATCCACCTGCTTGATTTCCTGTTGATGATTTTACTAAGTCAGTTGTTGCCCAGGCAAACTGTACGTTAATGTCATTTGTTACACTTGGTAATGTTACTTCTGGTCCTTTTTGTGTGAATGGTAGTGCACTTGTGAATCTGTCGTGTTGCCATGCTACTGGTTTAGTATTTTGTAATGCATTTTTTTGACTACCTGTTACTGCTCCGCCTAATAGTTTCCAGTTGTTCGTTGGGTTTTGTAAGTTTTGGTCTCTGAAATATTCTTCCCATATAAAATGATAATGTGCGAATGGTAGTGCATTTACTTCTACGGTTTGATTGCCTCCTGTACTTGTTGATACTCCTAAATAGTCTGCTAAACTTGAAGGTGCTGATGGTATATTAAGATAAGGGTGTGTTGGTTCTGTTGTGTCTGTTGCGCTTTCTGGTCCTGTTATAAAGTCTTCCCAGTCGTCCCATACTAATCGGTTTGGACTGAAGAAGTAGCGCACTTTTACCTTTACGTTATGCATAACTGGTGCTACTAACGGTAAAAATCGTGTTAAATAACTTGTGTCAATTGTGAATTTATCGCCTGGTAGTACGTCCATTGCCATAACTGGTATGACCTCTCCCATTTTTAATGATAATCGCTTGTCGTGTGATAAGTCGAATGTATTGTATTTGGGGTTGTTACCCATTGATTTGCTGTAGTCCATATTTATTTTAAGTTTCCTATTGTTCCTGTTCTTTGACCAAAGTTTCTAAGACTGTTACGTTGTCCTTTTTTCCAATTTGCTGCATTTCTTAATTGAGATGCTTTTAAATGTTGTCCTGAATCTTTAGCTTCTTTTATTTTGTCTTCTAATGTTTGTTTTTTCTTTGGGTCGTCTCCTTCTGTCATGCCCATAATTTCCATAAATAGACGTCCTAACATGCCTTCTATACCTCCTGGCTTTAATCCTGTTGCATTCATGAATTCATGCTCGAATTTTGTTAATGCTGCTCTTGCTATTGCTAGGTCTTTTTGACTGCCTGTTAAGTCATATGTTGCTTTTAAGTTTTGTAATTTTTGTGCCTCTTGTTTTATTAAGTCTCTTTTTGATTCGTCTTTGACATAATTATCTATTTCTGCCCCTATTGTTCGCTGTTCTGCCAGTTGCATCTCTGCGTTATATAGTTGTTTGCTTGTTTCTACAAAGTTTCTTTTTGCTTCTCCTTCTAATGCTGATAATTTACCTTTGAATCCTTCTGTAATTGTTTGTTTTCTTAGTAGTCCCATTTCTGTTTCGTACTTCTGTACTTGTGCTGATGTTTCTGCTAAGTTTTGAGTTTGATAATCTGCTTGTTTGTGTTCCGGGGCACCTCCAATGCTTGGAGCGCCTCCGCCCCCTTTATACATTAGTGCTGGGTTTAGTCCAGCTTTTTTCATTAGATTAACTTGGTTTGGATATGATGCTTGGTCATATCTCTCTTGCCAGAATTTTTTATTTCTATTGAAAGATATTAAGTTGCTGCCTTCTTGTAATGCGGCTTGTGCTACAAACATGGGTATTGCTGCTGGTCCTGGCATTTATAATTGTGTTATTGTTATTAGTCCTTTGTTTGCTACATGCTTGTGGAATTCCATATAATTGGGGATGAGTATACATCCTTTTGAATCTGTGGGTTTTGTTCCTGTATGTATTAAAATTTCTGACCTGTTTTTTACGCCTCTTATCCAGAGTGCTGCTGTTTTGTTACTGTCTCTTATTATTTTTTGGAATGTGTACGTTCCTGGTGGTATTCTGCTTATGTTTCTTTGGTTATTTCTATCTGGTAGTTCTATTGTTTCGAAGACTCTATCACCTACTATTAAATCTCCTGTTGTACTGTTCTCGAAGTGCATAGTTCTTTCGAGTATAATCAGTTTTTTATCTATTACTGCCTGTGTTGCTCCTAAAAGTGTTAATACTTTTTTTCTCGTTGTATCCATAGTGGTTATTTTTTATTGTTGGTACAATATAGTTTTTTTTTTTTGCTTTTTTGACCCAATCGCTGTTTTTTGTTCGTTGTCGTTTTATCGTCATCGTTTGTTTTTTTGCTTTTGGTGTCATTGCGCATATATATATCAAGTATAATATGCGACTAACGCCCTTCGGTTGTTTACTACATAAAAAAAGAGAGCTGAAGCTCTCTTTTTAATGTAGTTGTTTTAATTCCACTCTGGTACTTCGTTAGGAGTTTTGCGGAATTTCTCCGCTGTTTTCCTGTATAGAGTTTCCTGTTCCTGTTG